CGGGGGCCCCGGTCGCGGCGGGGGTGATGGGGTTGCCGTCGGGCCCGTGCGCCATCTTCGCGGGGGTGACTCCATCATCGGTGATGTGGTTCGTTCCAACCTTCAGGCCCTCAAGGACACCTGAGCCAGAGCGCCCGACCAGCGCGTCGGCTGCGACGAGAATATCGCAAGGGACACCAGCGGTACCAGTTGCCCGCCCCTTGACGGTGAAGTTAGGCATGTCGTCCAGCATGGAGTTGACAACCTTGGCCGTCCCAATGGTCAAGGCGGTGGCGCCCGTCACGTCCCCTGTGTGGGTGGCGTTGGTGACCTTGGCGTTGTTCAGGACGACATCGCTGTGGTCCTTGCCATCGCTTGTGCGGTGGGTGAGGTCGAGTGCGTTCGCTGCCGTGTTGGCTGCAATCTGTGCGACTGTCCCGGTGCTGTCCTTGATGAGCTTGCCGGTCGTGCCGTCGTAGACTACGAGAGCATCGTTCGTTGCGATGGCCGGGCCTACCACGTCGCCCACGGGGACGGCGCCGATTAGAGCATCGACCTCGGCCTGGGTGTACTTGTCCAGGTCGGTCACGTCCGCTTCGAGGTGGGTGTGGCCAACGGGGGAGTAGGTTTCCCAGACGGCTGCTGCCGGCGTCGAGTCGAGGCAGATGTAGGAGATGTTGGCGGTCGTGTCCACGAGGATGTCGCCCTCGAAGATACCCCAGCCGCTACCGTGCGAGGCGTCAGGCGCCGTGCTCAGCTCGAAGTTCCGCGCGATGTGAGTCTGGTTGTTCGACTCGTCCGTGAACATGGGGCGAGTCTTGTCGTCGGTCTTGACCCAGTAGGCTCCGGTGTCAGCTCCGCCAGCGGTCTGCGCGGTCTGTCCCATCATCCTCAAGTTGCCCGAGGTCAGGTGCCTGTTGAACAGGAGGCCGGTGTCGTCGAACGTAAGCAGGGGGGTGTCCATCACCAGCTTGCCATCGCCACCGTCGAACCGGGCAAGGGCCTGGTGGGTGGAGGAGGCTGGGCCCGTCACCTTCTCATCGAGGAGGAGGTCGGCGGCGGTCTGCGTGTAGTACCGTGCGTCACCGCGCGTCTCGTTGTAGTACTGCGTGTGGTCGTCGTCGCCCAGGCCCGTGAGGTCTGAGTGCTCTGAGGCGCCACCGGAAAGGAAGAGCTTGACGAACGCGCTCTCTACAGTGAACAGCTCGGTCGCACTCTTCTGTACGATAATCTTCCCGGCGAGGACTCCATGCCAGTAGTCGATGTGGGGAGGAAGGGATGCTGGTGCGGCGGCCTGCTCGGCCTGGGTGCGGGTGTAGTTGCCATCTCCGTACACGACATACATGTCCTGGTCGTGTGGCGACACGTACACCCAGTGCACGCCGTAGCGTGCGGTGCCCAGTGTGGCGAGGGTGCCTGACCCGTCGTCGTACTGGAGGTTGTCGATGATGCTGTTGCCGCTCGTGAGCGTCCAGCCGCCGATGCCGTCCTTGTAGAAGCCAAGGTAGGTGTCGGCCACCGAGGTGTCCTGCGCTGCCCACTCGGCCACGTTGAGGCCCAGGTAGAAGGTGCCGGCCGTGAAGGAGAAGTGGAGGGTGGCTTCGTCCGCGATGGCACAGCCCGTGGAGTGCGTCGTGCCGTCCACGTTGTAGAGGCGACGGTTGACCTCGCGCGCCAGGTTGCTCTCGTCGTAGCGGTTGGGCGTCTCGTGGAGGAACGTACCGGAGCGGTACACCGACCAGAGGAGGAGGTTGGTGTTGAGGTCCGTGGGGCGGGTGGTGCTGACGGCGACCTGCGGGGTGCCCGCGTTGTACTCGACGTAGATGAAGTTGATGCTGTTGTCGGTGAGGGGGACAACCAGTACGTCGGGCCACTCCATGGAGTACACGGCTTCCGTGTCGCCGTTCACTGCTCGGAGGAAGCCAGCGCCCTGCTCGATGTAGACGGTGCCGTCGAGGTTGTCGGTCAGCTCTCCGCCGTGGACGTGACCCACGCCGAGGGTGTGGTCGATGACCGTCTGCACGGTGTCGATGGCTGGGGTGCCCAGCACGGGGACGGTTATCTCACTGGAGTCGTAGTCACCCTTGACGCTGACGACCGCGCCGGTCCTGCCGTGCACGCTGTCCACTGGTACGACGATGGCGCCCAGCTCTGCGTCGAGCGTGTCGAGGGCGTCCGATACTTGGGCCCCCACTACGCCTGAGTTATTGTCTATCTCGCTGGCGGCGTAGTCGCCTACGGAGCTAACCACATTTCCGCTGCGGCCCTCGAAGGTAACCACGCCGGTCGAGTCGCCGGCTGCTGAATCATTGTACGGGCGCATCCCCTCGGGGTACACCTGGGTCGGGAAGACTTCGTAGGTCCACGAGGTCGTGTCTACGCCGTTCTCCGTGACGTGCACCGTCATGGGGTCGTCGTCCCAGCCAGAGTCCCGGGTGACGCTGACCTTGTGCACGGCGCCCAAGTCCTCGATGATGACCTGGTAGCCTGTGCCCACGGCGTCGTCGTAGGCTGCTTCTAGCACGCCCCCGCTCGTGGTCACGCGGACCAGGAGGGAGGTGTACGGGTCCGTTACCTCGAAGCTGAAAGTAGCTGCGGGGGTAAGCGTCTCACCTGTTGCGGGGTTGACGTTGGAGATGCCCATTAGGTAGCAATAATCTTCCAGACGGCCGCACCTGTGGACGCATCACAGCAGATGTAGACATCGTTCAGTGAGGTGTTGATCCAGACAGAGCCAGGACCGTAGCCTTCGTCCTGGTCGTTCGACGCGCCGGGCACGCCAGCGATGCTGACGGGCTGGTACCTATCGTTGAGTGAGGTGGCGATGGGTCCGCCGACTAGCGATGCGAGCCCGGAGTACTGCTTGGGGAATATCCGCGTGTCCCACCAGGGAACGTAGTACTCGCCGGAGCTGAGCGTGACACACCGCGACTTGTAGGCGTTGGTGAGGGTGTCCTTCGTGTGCATCAGGACGGAGGCGACTGGACACATACCAGCCTGCATGCCACCCTGCTCGTTCTGCGGGAACTTCATAATGACGCCGACCTCGGCTGCCACTTCTGACTCTGCCGCGCCCTTCGTCGTGTAGTTTCCGAGGCCAATCCAGTGGAGGTACTTCCCGTTGTCGTAGTCGTTCCCGGTGTGAGCAAAGACGTGAGCCCAGACGTAGGAGTCGTCAGCGCACTCGACCATCGAGTTTGCTGCTGAGTAGCCTGCGCGTCCTGTGCCGTGGGTAGCGACAAGGCCCGAGGTGGTAGCGTCTACCTGCTCGTAGAACCCACCGGAGTCAGAGCCGAGGCGCTTGCACTTGGCCACGTTGGCCGTGGGTAGCCGTGAGGCCATCTCGTGCTTCGTACCACCGAGGAGGAAATGTCCTGAGTAGCATCCCATCTCACCGTGTGCGTCCAGGTTACCGGCCGCGTCGATGTTCGGGATTGAGTAGTTGAGGTTCGCGCCGTAGTTGTATTCCAGTCCTCGGTTGAACAGCTCTTGGAACCAGTAGTCAACAGGCGTGGACTCGTGCTTCATCAGGTTGTGGAATCCACCTAGCGTCTCGTTGTCCACCTGGTGCCACCAGAGGTAGCCCACGATGCACTGAGACTTTACCATGGCTGGGGTTACAGAGCCGGAAAGGTAGAGCACACCATCGGTCCCGAACATCACGAAGAGGCCAGAGTATGAGTCGGGCCACACGATAGAGGGGGTGGTCTTGGTGTAGAGGACACCGCCGGAGTAGAAGTCGAAGGTGCCGGTCATCGTCAGGGTACGGGTGCCTTCGTTCAGGGTGATGTTCACGGCGTCCATGTCCGTGAAGCCGTTGACTGGACCACCAGATGCCGTAGTGACAACAGTGCAGCCGTATCGCTCCTGGTCCACGAGGTTAGTGCCGCTATCCGTGACTCCGCTTATGGGAATCTCGTAGTAGTATGGGCCGGTGCCCTTCCTGATGGGGATGCCACACGTAGCCTGGAAGTTCCCGTTCGTTAGGGCCTGCGCGTGCATGGTAATCTTCGAGCCGGCGATGTTGTCGAAGACGCTGCTCAGGTCGTATCCCTGTCGCGGCGAGTAGAAAATCCACATCTTCGTGGCGCTGGAGGGGTCCACGTTGTCGAGGTGGAAGAGCGAGCTGCTCATGCTTCCGGGGTCGGAGGTGTAGAGGTCGTCGAAGGTGAACCCACCAATGCCAAAGGTGCCGGGCTCCGTCAGGGCGCCCGTGTCAGGCTGGGAGGGGAGCACCTCGATGTAGACCACATCGTCTACGGCCCAGGTGTGCGCGCCGGAGTTGGTCTTGTCGGCGTGGTTGATGGTGAAGTTCCGGTAGTTGGGGGTGCCGAGGGACATGCCACTGACCGGCGAGGAGAACCACTTGGTCCCGTCCTCGGAGTACACCGTGACGGTGAGCCCCTCGTTGAGCGCGTCGAAGGTCTGCAACCACTGTTCGTAGTTCTGCCCTTCTGAGGTCGTGGTGTCCATGAGGAGGATGGTGACGGCCGTGTTGTCGGAGCTGTTGATGACGATGCCACCGCCCGTGGGGGTGCCGCCGCCGGCTACGTTCTGGATGGTCCACTTGCCGATGCCGCCGAGGCTGACGCCCCCGCCGCCTCCGCCGCCGCCCACTTGCTTGAGAGTTTCGTTGGCGTTGACTCGTATCTTCCCGTTACCCAGGTCAACAAGGTCGAAGTCTGTACCATTGAAGTCGGCCCAGCCAACGTCGCCACGTACCTGGACATCCTCTTCAGTCACAATGAGGGTGCCCTCGTAGGCGTCGTTGTACGGCTGCATGCCGTCCGGGTACAGCACGGTGCTGGTGAGGTAGAACTGGAACTGAGTCGTGACAATGCTGCCTGACTCGTTCTCTACCACTGTCACCGCCACTGGTTCCTTGTCCCACCCCGATGAGCGAGTGACCGTCACGCGGTCTTGGATACCAATGTCCTCGATGGTTACGACGTAACCGGACTGCGCTCCGCCGAGGGCGTAGTCGTAGGCGTACTCGTCGCCACCGCTCGCGCCGACTTTGACGACGAGCGAGGTGTAGGTCTGGTCAATGTCGAAGGAGAAGCCGTCCGCTGGTCCGATGACACTGTTCGTAAGGGGGTTGGTGTTTTCGATGGCCATTAGTAGCTCTGCACTCGTTGGGTAAAGGTGAAGGCGTTATCGCCGTCCTGGGGGTGTGACTGGTTGAACTGTTGGCCGTTGGGCATGGGCTGTTGCCCGCCTACGGCTTCTTGCTGCTCAGCGTTCTGAGCGTAGTTTGACTGGAGCTGCATGATGACCTCACCCTGGAAGAGTGGGTCGCCGCCGCCCATGAACTTGAGGACGCCCTTGACGGTCGAGCGCGAGAGAGTGTGGATGTCCACGGTGTCGATGAACTGAGCGAAGAGGGCACCCAGCTCTGCGTACTGCGCGGGGGCGCTGACACGGATGGCGTCAATCATGTCCTGCGTGACCTTGCCCTCGGTTGCGGCGTAGGCCACGTCCATGGGGCTAGCCATCGCGGCGTAAGTCTCAGCGAAGCGAATCACTCGGTCGCGGCGGGGCGTGCGGCCCTTGCCGTGGAGGGTACGGTCCACTCGGCCCAGCTTGTTGCTGAGCATGTAGACGGAGTTGGCTGCGACGACACCAGCCATCGCGTGGACGCCCGGCTGTTGCGGGGCCTCGGCCATGAAAGGCTCCATCTCCTTGGCCATGATTTCCGGGTTCGAGGTCATCATCGGGATGCGTTCCTGCATCTCCAGGAAGAACTCTTCCTTCTCGGCCATCGTCGTTTCACGCAGCATGCGAAGCATGCGGTTCGCGTGGATGGGGATGCGGTTGCTCTTGGACAGGGCGGAAAGGTGCTTGATGAGGCCGGTGCGCTCCTCGGCCCACTCGGCGACACGGGTCGTCATGCGGGACTCCAGGGCGCCTACCGTCTCTACGTCACCGCCCTTGAGCTTGTCGTAGCGAGCCTTGTGGACCTTGGCCGCGCTCTGGCGTGCCTTGTTCACCTTGACTGCATCGAGGTAGGCCTTCTTGCCTTCGACGAGTGCGTCCTCCACCTTGTTGAGCGTGGACTCGATGCCCCGCACCTGCTTGGTGCTGAACAGCTTGCTGGCGTGGAGGTTGTCGTAGCCGTGCCGGATGGAGGCCAGGGCGTCGTCGAGCGCGTCGAGGTTGGTGTTCTCTGGAATCTTACTGAGGTCGTCGGGAATGTCGAGCTTCTTGAGTTGCTCGAACCCCTCGGTGAGCTTGTCGATGCCGGTGTTCAGGTTGCGCGACTGCTCCATCGCCTTCGAGCTACCCCAGATGCGGGGGTCTTCGGTGATGGCCTTCAGCTCCATCGCGAGCAGCTCGGTGGACTGGTTGCCCACCTTGCCCTTGAGCGCGAGGTCGAGGCGAGCCTGGAAGAGGATGCCGTAGTTCTTGTGACCCTTCACATCGCGGAGGTGACCCACAATGTCGCCGAGGCCCATGTCGTCGGCCCGGCCGAGGAACGTGTCCATCGCCGACTCCAACAAATCTGTTTGAGTCTTTCCGAGGTTTCCAACACCAATGACTGCATCACCCCGCATGGTGCGGTTGATGCTCCAGATGGAGTTTTGTGCCTGGCGGCCTGCGGTGCGGACCTTGTTCAGGTTCGGCGCCACGGTGCCTACGTCCACCTCATCGAGGTAGCCGGCCTTCATCTCCATGTTGTCTTTGATGGTCTTGAGGATGCGCTCGCGCACGGTGCCCTTGGTACCCTTGAGGCCCTCGGGGGTGGCTCGACCGATGTCCAGCTCTTCCTTGCCCATCGTCTTGCGAAGCTCTGCCAGCTCGTCCACCTTGGTGACCGTCTTGCGGCCCCCGAAGAGACGGCGACCGATGCCTGCGATGGCGGCGCCACGGCGTAGCTTGCTGGCCTTGCCTGCGTCTGTAGTCTTGAGTGACGCGGCGACCATGCCGCTCTGCGCCCAGGCCGAGGCCTTGCCAACACCGCCGCCAACCATGCTGACCGCGTTCCAGATGGGCTTGCGTAGCATGGCGCCACCGATGATGGGTGCAGCGAAGAGCATGCCCTGTAGGATGTTCTCGCCTAGCTGCTCCGCCTGGAAGTCCTGGCGGGTGTCCATAATGTACTTCGTGTACGAGACTGTCTCGAAAGCCGCTTCGTCTACTGCGACGTGCGCGAGGAGCCCGAGGCCCTTCCCGCTCTTGGCCGTGAGCCCCAGGGCGTTGAGCCCCTTCATGGCTGCGCCACCTGCGTAGAGGGCGGGGACGAACTCGCCGGCCATCTTGGTGATGCTGTTCGCCTGCTTCAGTTCCCCGAAGCCCTGGTCCACGACATCCTTGTCCATGAACGTGCGCGCGAGGCCCTCGACGGGAGCGATGCCCGATGCGAGGGTGAGTATCTTGTGTTCCTTGGCGGTGGCCAGCCTGGCCGCGTCCGCCTGCTGGCGCATCTGCGCCTGGAGCTTGGGGTCGTCCGGGCCCATGACGAAAGCGTTCTCGCCCATGCCCATGCGCGCGACGAGCTGGTCGCCCTCTAGGCCCTCACGTACAAGCTCACCATCGGTGTTCTGATACACCGCGTCGTGCTTGCCGTCCACCTTGATGCGGCGACGGCCGGCGTCAGAGAGGTTCGCCATGTAGGCAACGAAGTCCTCCTTGGAGAGAACCATCGTCTGCTCGCCGTTGCTGAACTTGACGTTAGCCACTACTTGTCCTTCTTAGTCGAGCGGAGCCAAAGGTCGATTTCCTTGCGGTCGCTCTCGAACCTGTTCGCCTGGTCGTAGTCCATCACGATGTCGCCGATGTTCTCGACGGCAATCGCATCGGAGAGCTTGCTCGCCGTGGCGCCCATGACTCGCACCAGGGACTCACGCACTGCGCTCTTCGTTGGGTCTTTGCCCGTGACGTTGCGGTAGATGGAGGAGAGAGTCTCCCAAATCTTGATGCTGGGGTTCTCCAGGAGGGCGGTCATAAAGGTGATGCCCACCTCGATGTCCTTATCGGTGAGGCGGCCCGAGGGGTCGAGCTGCTTCATCGCGCGGATACCCAGGCCAATCTTGCCGGAGAGACGCTCGCTCATGGACTCGGCTGCATCGCCGGTTCCAATCCACTCGATGCCGTCCTTCCCGACCTGGAGGCCGAGGAACTGTCCGGTGCCGTGTTTACGGATGGCCTTCGCCTGGCGCGAGATGTCCTGCGCTCGTGCGAAGTCATTGTTGACCTTCTTGCGGAACTCGTCACGGGTGCCCGTGTCATGTCGGAAGGTGCTCGTCCGCTCCAGCTTGAGGTTGCCCCACGCCGTCTTGATGTAGTTCTGTTCAATCCAACGCGGCTTGGTCTTGGTGCCCTCGTGCTCCAGGAACGTATCCTGCTCGTACAGCTCGGGGTGCTTGCGCTCGTAGTTGGCCTGCGCGCCTGTGCGCTGGTCGTACTTGAGCCCTTCCTTCGCATCCTCGTAGGACGGAAAGACATTGATTTCCGGGTTGGTCGGGTCGATGATGATGTCGCGAGCCTCCAGGAAGGTGTTGAACCCCTGGGGCTTCATGCCGAGGCGCTCTAGCTCCTCGTGGCGGTAGCTGGTCTGGATGGTCTTGCCCATCCGCTTGACGATGCCTGCCTCGACCTGGGACGCTGCCGCGTTGGCGCGGAGCACCTTGTCGTCGGCGACGGCCTGCTTCTCGGCTTCTACCCTGGCCACCTGGTCTGCTGGCAGCTCGATGCCTGCGGGGACGCCTACGGGGCCTCCCAGCTTCCTCTCCATCTCAGCCTGCTGTGGCGTGAGGGGGTCGGGCTCGTTGTAGCGGTCGGTCTGGGCGTCGGCGGCGATGTCCGGGGCGGAGTCGATAACGGCCTGTTCCTCTGGCGAGGGTCCGACCTTGCTGACGCGCTTGTCCTTAGTGACACGGGAGGCCGTTGGGGCCGGGGCGGCCTCTACGGGGCTCTCAGGGGCCTCTACGGGCAAAGGGGCTTCTGGGCTGTCGAACGTCACAGGCTGGCCCTGGGCGTCGTAGCTCTGGATTGCGGTGTCCACTTCCTGGGCTCCACCCTCCTGCTGAGCGTAGGCCTCCTGGAGCATCTGCTGGGCTGCCTGCCAACGCTTGCCGTTGATGAGGGCCTGGTAGGCTCGGTGCGTGGGGGCGTCGAGGTAGAGCGTGGCGTTCTTGGCCAGGGCGGCGGCTGAGGCGTCGATGCCCTCGGCTCGGGCCCGGTCACGAATCATCTGGTAGGCCTGGTACTCCATCTCGTTCGCAGCGCGCTGCTGGATGACGGCCACCTGGGCCTCCAGGGCGGTGTACGCGACGGCTCGGCTCTTCTCTTCAAAGCCGTAGTACTTCTCCAGCATGTTCCCTTCGTGGGTTTGCTGGTCCTTCGCGGCGGCGATGCCCGAGAACTCCAGTTCGATGTTGCTCTTCTGAGTGGCGATGTCCTGGTCGATGGTCGCCTTGATGCGGTTCCACGCCATGTTAGGGTTGCCGGCGCCTGCGGCCATCTGGCTCGCGGCTGAGGCTAGGACTGAGGACACGCGGCCTGACCGGCCGATGTTCTGCATGTAGTTGTTCGGGTTGACCCGGAGCTGCCTGGCGGAGTCGATGTCCTCACGGAACTGGGCGTTCTCTGTCTCCCAGCGCGAGTAGTGCTCCCGGTTGAGCCGGTCCATCTCTTCGCGGTCCTCCACCGCAATCTCTTGGGCCTGGGCCTTCGACTGCGCGAGGGCTCGGCCTGCGTTGAGGCGCGTGAAGCTCTGGGCCTCAGCGAAGTTCAGTTCCTTCTCGCGGAGCTGTCCGCGCTCGGCCTGTACGTCGGCGGGAAGCTGGGGGCTGAACTCGCCCTTGAGCCGCATGTCGGCCTTGGGCTCCTTGCCGTCCTCGGGCTTGGCTGTCTGCGTGGTCAGGGTCGCGCTGGCCGGGGCCTTGGCGTTCTGCTCTCCACGCAGTAGACCTCGGGGGCCTACCTCTTCCTTGTCGGGCTCGACGCCCTCGATGGGCGACTCGTCCGGTCGTTCGTAAATCTTGGAAATCCAGTCGGTGCCCATCTTACTGCTGTCCCATCTGCGGCATCTGGAGTTGCATCTGACGCTGGAGGTCTATGCTCTCGTTGATTGCCGGTTGGTCTTGCATCCTGCGAAGCCTCGCGTAGATGCGGTTGATGTTGGCGCCTGTGCGGTACGCTTCGTCGAGCGCGAGGTTCTCCATGCGGTGCTGAAGTTCCAGCTCGGGGGCGATGCTGTAGAGCGTCTCCTTGTCAGCGATGCCCAGCTCTGCGAGGGCGGGGTCCATGCTGACCTCACCGATGTCCGGGGCTCCGTTGTAGTCGCTCTCGTGCTGGCCGTATTGGTCCAGCTCATCGAGTCCGGGGCCTGGCCCAATCTGCTGCTCTTCGAGCTTCGTGTCTCCAGGCATCTGCTGTTGCGCGGACTGGTGGAGCCCTGTCACGGGGTCAACCATCTGGCTTTCAGCGTAGGTGGGAATGAGTGCTCCGGCCTGTTCCTGGAGCATCTTCAGCTCTGCGGCCTTGCCCTCGGCGTCGGCGGCTTCGTTGGCTGCTCGGCCCTCGGTGACGGCGGTTCCGATGGCGGCACCCGTCTGCCCCACATCTTTTCCGAACTGCGCGAGGCGCGCGTTGCGTGCCGTCTTGTCGTTCTGGTACTGCTGCTCGTCCGACGCTGCGGCCTTGGCGGCCCCTATCGCACCCTCGCGGGCGTACTGGGCACCTGCTCGCAGACCACTGCGAAGCGCAAGGCCACGGCTCGCGCCGAAGCCCGTCTGGCTCCCGCCGACTGCCGCGCCTGCTGCACGCATGGACGCCTGACGCGCCGCGCTCGACGCCGTGTTCCTCTTCTTGGGCTTCTTGAGCCCGGGAATCTGGGCGCCGATGGAGGCACCAAGTCCCAGAAGGGGGGCGATGTTCTCGAATACCTTTGCGGACTTCGAGGCGGGTTTGTCTTTTTTATCTACCATTGGGGGTTGTATTCGGGGAGAAGGTGTTGACTGGGGCTACGGGGTCGGGAACGGTGGGCTCGGGGCCTATGGTGGCGCCGGTTCGCATGATGCCGCCGGCCAGCTTCATGCCTGCGCCTGCCGCTGCTGCACGCATGCCAGCATGACGGCCGTCACGCTTCCTGCGGAACTCGGCTTGCCTCTTCTGGCGCTTCTGCCTGGGGCCCTGAATGTTCATCAGGGCGGAAACTAGCTTGAGGACACCCCCGGCAATCTGGCCGAAAGGGCCTGCCATGTCTGCGGCGCTGGCGGCCATGTCGATGCCTGCCTGGGCCTGCTTGACGCGGCCCGCTGCTCCGAGGCCTGCATCCTTGAGGGCCTTGCCCTCTTGAATCTTGCTGACGCCTCCGGTCACGGCGCCCATGACGCCCATGGCGCCACCTGCGATGCCGGCTGCTCCGCCCATCTGGGACTTCATGTCGCCACCCTCGGCACGCTTCTCCAGGCCGCTCTGGATGCCAGAGATGCTGCCCATCGTTGAGCCGAAGGTGCCTGCGGCGCCCATGAATGATTCTGGGTCGAAACTCACTTGCTGCTGCCCCTGTGCGTGGTGTTGGCCCCGGTGCCCTTCATCGGGGTGTACTCGATGTCCATGCCTGCGATGACGTAGCCTCGGCCGATGGAGTAGTCGCCCTCGTGTGGAGCGATGGCGGTCGTGCTGCTCTCGTACATCTCCACCTGGATGGCCTGGCACTTCTGCCGGCCGGGGGTGATGTCGAACTGCATGCGGCCGTTGGGTCGGTCTACATCGTAGTCGGTCTTCACTCCGCCGAGGGAGCCATCGTTGGCCCGGATGCGGTAGTCGTCGTACTCGTTATTGTCGTCGTTATCTTCGTAGTCGTAGCGTAGACGGATGTTGATGTCGCCGGCCTGCGTACCTAGACCACCCTCGTCGCGCCAACAGGAAAGGTACTTGCCGAGGAAGGTGAGCCGCTCGATGCGGCCGAAGCTCTGGAGCTGGTTGACTCGAATCCACGGGGTGCGGACGACGAGCTTGTTGCTCGACTCAAGCGGCCAGGCGTCGAGTGCTGCGTCGGACTGGTAGACGTTCCAGGTGGCCGAGATGTACGTCGCCTGGTTCTGGAAGAGCACGGAGTGGCGTGCGCCGGAGTTGCTGTGAACCATCCACTTCTTGTAGTGGTAGTTGTAGACCAGGGCCGGGTAGGCTGGAAGGGGCTCCACGTCGCGGTGGATGGAGGGAGGCGGTGGGTTGGTCCTCCAGGGGTCGTCCAGGTAGTCGCGCTTGTTGTACTCGTACTGCCAGTCGCTCTCGACGTACCAACGAACCTCGTGCTCGGCGGGGAACACAAGGGCGGAGTAGATTTCCGTGATGGCGCTGGCGGTGTCCTCGACTGGCTTGCCGATGTCGTGGACCTGGAGGTCGCGGGAAAGGAGGTGGAACTCGTTGGAGACGGTGGAGAAGAAGAAGAGCCCGTCAGGAATCTCGACCACGGACTGGCTGTCGGAACACCCAACGGTCGTCTGGAGGCGGTCAATCACGAAGTCACCGTTGGCGCCCGTGTTGTCGGGGCCGGTGTCGTAGACGGCGAAGATTTCCCGCTCGGTGAAGATTATCACCTTGTCGTCGATGGCGCCGATGCCCGTGAGCTTACGGTTGCGGCCCAGGGAGATGACGAGTGCGGCGGAGAACTCGGGTGCGATGTTCTCTTCGAGGAGCTTCGAGTAGTAGACGGTGCCGGGCACCTCAGAGCTGATGGCGAACAGGCGGTTCGAGGTAATCACGAAGTCGTCGAACGCGGGCCACGGGTCAGAGGGGAGTACGTTGCCCTCGGTGTAGAGCGTCTCCGACCATCGGATGGGGTCTTGCTGCCCGTTATTGTTGTAGACCAGGTTGCTGAAGACAACCTCGGTGTTCTCGTCACCGGAGTTTACGTCGAAGGACTTGACCCCGGCGAGCTGTCCTGCTGCCTCACCGATGGCCGCGTAGGCCTCGACGAAGTAGCGGCGTTGGGTGCCGTAGGCGGAAAGGGGCATGGTGACGCCCAGCTCGACCTGGTTGTCAGTGTCGGACACGGAGGCCAGGTCAATACCGTTGACCCACATCGGGGTGCTCGGGGCGCTACGGTGGAGGTTCCCAAGGTGGTCAGCGAAGCCGACGACTACCGTGAAGCGGTACCAGTTGTCTACTTCGCCCTCGGTGAGTTTCTCGTAGGAGATGTCCTCGTAGCCTGTAGCGGAGGTCTGGATGGTGGCAATCTCGGGCTGGTCGAATACCGACTGCTCACCGAAGGCCACGCCGTCGTACTGCGAGGGGACGGCCAGGCCGAAGAGGGTGGCGTCACCGAACCGGCGCGTGGTAAGGGTGGTGGCCTTTGTCAGCTTCACGACCTTGCCTGAAGCCTCGCCCGGAAAGAGGACGTTGTAGCGTTTGCGGGTGGCGTTGCTGTCGCCGAGGTGGATGCTGATGTCCTCGGGCTGGAGTACGTTGCGCGTCGTTATGTAGACATCGTTCCCACGAGTGTAGGCGCTCTGGAGCTGGTTGGTTAGCTCTGCTGCGGAGCCGTTGCAGCCCTTGTTCTGCCCTGCGCCGAGGGTGGCGATGACCTGGTAGTCCTGGGTGTTGTAGGGCAGCTCGACGACGACGGTCGTGTGTGGGCGGATGATGACCGGGCACGAGGCGAACTCGTCCTGGGGAATGTTGGAGCGCGGCTGCGCGAAGGGGGCCCACTGCTCTACGGCGAAGCAGGTGCCGGAGGTTTCCCCGGAGACTGGCGTAACGGTGCTGGGGGTCACGCGGGAAACGAGGCGGTGGTCGCGGAGCTGCGCGCCGATGCTGAAGTCGTTAGCCCCGGTGTCGATGTGGCCGGCGAGCACGATGGGCCTATCATTCCCGGCGGGCACGTTGTCCGCGTTTATCCAGTCGGGCTCGAAGCCGATGCTGGTGCATGCGAAGCGCCAAGTATCGTTGCTCTCGTCCCAGTAGATGTCGCCGTTGATGGGCCTCTGGTTTGCACCGTAGCCAGCGAGGATGAGCGAGATTCCAAACTCAATGGTGGTCCACGAGCTTGAGACGGTGTTCCAGTAGTACTGGTGGAAGAGAACGTCGCCGATGCCCTCGGGGTTCGTGACGCGGGCCGTCAGGGTTCCCGCTTCGTAGCGGGACTCTGCATCGTTGTACCTCATGTGGACCGCAAGGGGCCAGAACGTGTAGTAGTCGCTGTTCGAGGCGATAGTCTTGATGGTGCCGGTGACTATCGAGGGGGTGGCATAGCCGAGGCGGCAGTTGGTACCGTCGTGCCAGTAGTACGCCCCGCCGCTGCCCGAGACGTTCCAGTCGAAGAAGCCGTCCTTGTCGCCGTCGTCGCAGAAGCCTGCGCGTCCGTCCTCGCGGAGGAACTGGCCGATGGCCCCGGAGTCCGGGTCGTAGAAGTTCTCAAGCTGGGCGGGAAGGGGGTGGTCCAGAATCGCGCTCTGGCCAGAGTAGAGGAGGCTACCGACGCCGCTGCTGCTGATGCTCCGTCGTCGCATCGTGCCGTTGTCGGCCTGGTAGATGAGGTATGAGTTGCCCGTGCCGTCCATCTCGCTGTTGCGTAGGATGGGGTGACGTGCACCAGGCCCAAGGTAGCGTTCGATGAGGTCGCCGTTCAAGCGCCGCACTTCGCAGATGACATCGGTCTGGACGGTCAGGTTGCCACGGATGGAGCCCGGCTTACGAATCTCCCAGGCCTGGGCCTTGTAGTCAGGGCCCTCGATGGACTGGAAAACGTGAGCACCGGACTCAGGGGCCGTCTGGTAGGCTACCTCCGCCTTGTAAGGGATGATGTTGGTGGCTTTGCTGTTCCACGTATCGGTCCCGTCTGAGGCGTCGTAGGTGTAGAGGGTACCATCTTTCTTGATGGTGACGAGCGTGTCGTCCAGCTCTGCCAGGGCGAGGGGGTTGCCATCGACGACGTAACCTACGGGGAGGCCGGTCTTGCTGAGCTTGCGGTACGGGAGGCGCTTCTCAATCTCGTCCTTCTTACGGAAGCGACCGTTCTGGATGTAGTTGCACCCGGGCTCTGCCTGGTGGTACGTGCTGACATCATCCTGCATGCCCCCGGAGAAGAGGACGGTCTTGGTGAGATTGCCTGGGTTCGCGGAAGCCATCAGAATACCCAGAACCTTGCAAAGACGCCATTGGTGTTGGCCCATGCCACGAGGTTGTTACCGCGCGAGGACCAGTTGACGTAGGCGTCTGGGGGATTCCCTGGAGGAGCGAGGATTTCCCCGCCGGAGGTTGAGTCGCACTCGATGAGGATGCAGCCCAGGTGGCGCCCAATCATCTCGGTGGTGGCTTCGGTGCCGAGGTTCATGGTGACCTCTTTCCCGGCGCCCACGTCGCCTACCGTGGGGTTCTGAATACCCCCAGCGTTGGCTAGTATCTTATTAGCCGCGCCTGTACGGGTCAATCCCGTCAGCGTCTTGGCTGGTCCACCACCACGTCGTTTGTTACGGAGTTTCCCCACTAGAAGCCCCGGAACCTGTTGTAGCCGTTTGCCTGGGTTGCGGTGCGGATGGTCTTGATGCGCGTGATGGTCATGGACTTGATGTGGTCCCGGATGCGCTTTTCCGTCGAGGCGCGCTCGACGCTCAGGGCATTGGCGCCAGCCTGGTTCTCTGCCTTGTTGAGGCACTGAACGGCGGCGTCGAACACGACCCACTGGTGCCAGAAGTCTGGCCAGGTGAGGGTGTCGGTATCAAGTGAAAGGTTGGGGGCAACCGGAACGTACTGCACGGCAACGTCGCTCGTGTTCGTGGGCTCCGGGAAAATGAAGAGTTCGCCGCGCCCTTGTTCAAGGCTCCACCGGAGGAAATGGTTGCGCTCTTGGTAGAGGCTGCGTCCGGTTAGCTGCGTGAGTTGGGCATAGTCCTGGGGGTCGGACTGGATTGAGCGAATGTAGTTGGTGCCGTGCTTTACGTCTACGGACACGAGCTGCGAGAAGTCGCTGGGGAGCTGGTAGGAGTACGTGCCAATCTTGGTGAGCACGCCTGCGTTCTTTGCAAAGAGCTGTCCATCAGTACCATCGACCAGCACGGAGTGCAGGAGTCGAATGGAGTCATTGATGTACGCATCCACTTCAGTATCGGAAACATGCTGACCATCGTTCTCGATGTCGGCCTTCTGTCGTACTTGGTCGCGGAGGTAGCTAAGGTTCTTTGCCATGTTTTCCTAGAAAGGTGAGTACCCCCTGCTGATGCAGGGGGCTACTCCAAAGTTACTTACACGGTGATGTCAGCCGTGTAGGACCACTTGACGGGGGCCTGCACGCACTGGTTGTAGAAGCCGAACAAGTAGAACGCCAACGTATCAGCGTTTTCCTCGCGGTGGTAGAAGCTACCATCCTTTTTGAACATCCGGGGAAGGCCACCAGCCGAGAACAACTCGACGGCACTCTTCTCGCCCATCAGAACGGCCTCTTCGCACAGACTCGGGTCTGACACGATGGGGACCGCTCCTGCGCCCGTCATAATCTCCAAGGCGGAGAAGCTGAGGCTACCGGAGGTAGCGCCAACCTTGACGTAGCGAGCTGCCCGAGATTCAGTCTCGAAAGCAATCGCGGCGTGGGTCACGGGGTTCACGAGGGCGATGTCCGGGGACGAGCCTTCGCGGTACAGTCGCGCACCAGTCTTGATAAGGTCATCAAGGTACGGAGCGGTTCCGTGGGCGGAGCCGTGCGAACCATCAACACCAGCAAGGCGGGTGCTGTCGGCGGTACGGTCAATGCCGTTGAACAACGCCGAGGTGACGGCGCTACCAGGCAACCATGCCGGGAGCGAGTCAGCCTTCTTGTCGAAGTCGCCTGAGCGGTAGATGAAGTCGGCGTCGTTCGCACCAGTTGCGAAGTCGGCGGCGAGTGTAATCGTATCAGCGATACGGTCAACACTCTCGACCACTGCGGTATCAGGCGCGCCGATGAGGCTGGCCTGCGCTGCGAGCGAGTGGTTCAGAATCATGCCGACCTCGAAGAAGCGAGCTTCTCCGGCGCCAAGCGTGATGACGAGAGCAACAGCTCCGCCGGTCTGGACCTGGGCACGGGCGCCCTTCGGGTACTTCGCAAGAAGCTCGAAGGCCACGTCGTTACCATACGCGCTGTAAGCCGAATCGACCGCATCGGTCAGGGCTTCACGGAAAGCTGCCGGGCTACCAAGCGAAAGCTCGATGACCTTATTGGCAACGGTCGCCTTAGCGTAGTTGTCTTTGTGAGTGAGTTCCCAGCGGTCGCGAGTCGCGGGCCCCTGGTTGTTGTGTGCATCAAGGAAGGTCGAAGCCTGTCCAGTGATGTTCGCGTAGCGAATGGGTTTCGGGTAGACGTTACCACGAACCTCGGGGTTCTTCGGAACGATAGCGAGCCACGGGTGGTTCTTGTAAACCAGGTCCGCAACCACGGTACCGACGTAGAACTCCTTGAGGAACGATTCGTAAGCCGTCTGCGTTAGAGCAGCCATTTGATGTTATCCTACAGTGCGTGCCCACAGTTCGGCGGCGGCGGCCTTACGGTCGCCTCCCCCAGCGATAAGGTCTTCAACAGTGGAGGCCTCATCTGTAGCTGTGAGCGATGGAGTTAGAGTTGGTGTGCTAGGAGTCTCGCTTGGGGGTGCTTCTTCGCTTGTGGTTGAGGACTTCGCGGCGTGCAGGATGTCATACATCTGCCACAGCTCCGTCTCCGTTTCGCTTAGGATTGTTTCTTCGCTTACTTCTTCACCGGCCTGTTGCTTCGCATGAATCTTCTCGAAGACCTTCTCCTCGAAGCCAGCGGCTACAATGCCAGGGAAATCTGGGGACTCGCGGAGGGACTCAACAAAGCCCTCTCTCACGGTGCGGAGGCGCGCTTCGCGCTCTTCCGTCTTGGCTGCCTCTACGACGGCTGCGTCACGCGCGGCCAGCTCTTCCCGTAGTGCGACAAGCTCCTTATACACCTCGGGGTGCTCGGGCTCGCTCGTGGGGACTAGGGATTGCTCTAGCGCCTGGAGGCGCTCGGCGATGGGGTCAGCGGCGGGGGTAGAGTCGGCGTACAGTGCTTCGAGTTGGCCGGTGACTAGCACGCGGTCGGGAAGGACTGGGGCGGCCTCTGCTGCCTTGGGGTTGTCGCCACGCACGGCCTCCTTGGAGATGGGTGCACTCACGGTGCGGTCCCATACCTGTGCGGCGGACTCGGGGGTGCCTTCTACGGCGGGGATGATTACGTTTGCTTCTTCGGTCATTGGTTTGCTTTATTGGCCCATGACTGTTCCGCTGAGGCTAGCCGCTCCGGGCTGTGCTCCAGTGATGTCCATGGCCGGGGGCTGACCAGGCAATCCAGGGCCCATCCCTGATGCCTGCATCTGCGTTGCTTCTTGTTCCTCGGCGATGAGGTCCGTCACACTACGCAAGAACTGGTAGAGCAGGTTGACGTTTTCCTCTTCGACGCCCATGGCTTGGGCAAGGTTGATGTTCTTTTGTACGACCTTCAGTGCGAGGCGGAGGTCCATCGTGGGCTCGGCTTCGGTGTACTTGGCGTCGTCAAGAATCTCTTCGCAGATGCGCTCGATGAAGTCGAGCGATGCGTTCTGGATACGTGCCTCCGCGTCGAAGTCTGGGATGTCCAGGTACTTGAAGGCGCGGGAAGGCGGAATGATTTGGAGGCCGATAAGCTCCTTCATCTCAGCCAGTCGCCCACCGAAGGTGGTGCTCAGGGCTGAGGTCGGTGCGGCCTGGATGATGTAGCTGTCCTTCTTGGGGTCGAGGTCGAACTGCTTCCAGTTGACGGCCTCTACGGTGTTGCGGTCCTTGCGGACGACCGTCTTGAACCCACCGGGGGTACGCTCGTCGAGGAGCTTGCCTGCAATCATCTGTTGCTCGGCAACGCGGATGCAGAAGTCCTCGCGGTAGCGGAAGTTGGGGGACAACTCGGTGGACTGAATGTCCACGATGTCCTTGAACGCCTGGCCTGTTTCGCCCTGGGAGCCTGCGCTCTCCGGGAGGCCCATCGCAACGAGGCGGCTGACTTGCAGCGCCCTCTGCCACTGGACGGCGATATAACTCACCACGTCCTGGGGTACTGAGGGCGGCATGACTATCTGAGGCGCGCGGCCCGTGTGGTTGATGATGACGCCCGAGACGTTCCCAAGCTGTCCCTCGTTTATCTCGCCGTCTGCGGGACAAAGGATGTACGGCCGGGGCATCGCTGCGATGCACTCCTCGGTGTGGATGACGCTGGTGTTGATGTCGAAGTGGAGGCCGATAAGCTCTTCCACGAGGGCCATACCGAAGAAGCCCACGGTGGGGTCTTTCTTCCAGTACGAGAAGCTGAAGGGGAAGTCGGTGGGCTCCCAGGGGGAGCAGTCGAGGATGGCACCGTCGATGAAGATGACCTTCTTGCCGTCGCCCGCGCCCTGCCAGGAGGGGAGCTTGTAGGCTTCGCACACGTCAACCATGCTGTTGGTGGCGAGGGTTCCATCGTTGTCGTCGGAGAAGTCTGAGATGCGCTGCTCGGTGAGGCTACCGGCGGCGTGGATGAGCTTCTTGCTCTTGGGGAAAATCTTAGCCAGGCGTCCCCTGTTGGCTGACATGCGATGATAGAGGTGGGTCGGCTTGCCGGTGGCGGCAGCCTCCGCCGGGTCCACGAAGATGTCCTTCGGGTGGACGCGGAAGTTCTCAATCTCTGGGACCACTGGGTGAGGAGCGGTCTTGATTACGCCTAGCCCGTAGACAAGGGAATCGAGGATGCCCGCATCTTCCTTGTCTCGCAGTGAGGTAGCGTGCATTTGGAAGCGCACGAACTGGCTCATCTGCTTCGAGCGTCGGCGAAGGCTCCAGTTGGCTCCGGCGGGCAAGAACTCGACGGCGATGGCGGGCCGGGTGAGTCTCGCATGCACGGCGTCTACCATGACCTTGCAAACATTCAGTGGGACTCGACTGTAGTCGCCGTTGCCTGAGAAGGCGGCGCTGTAGCCGGTCAGATAGTCGTTACCGAGGATGTCCCGGTTGGTGTAGAGCGAGGAGTAGGCCGCGTAGCTGTTGAGCCGGTCGCGGTCCTGGTCTACGTAGTACCGGAACAGTCGCGAGAGCTTAGGAAGTATCTTCGTGGCTGACTTTTCCTCCCACCAGGGGTTTGAGAAGTCAGACTGTTCAACAGAATCGGTATCGGCCATCTATATAGAGGGATTCCGGCCGCTGTCAGCCGTTTTCCCTCTATATATACCAGAGTGACCTAAAGTTTTGCAACTTTCAGGGTACTCGTTATGTAGACCCCCAACGCATTTTGGCAACGGTAGGGTCCGCGACCATAGAGGGGGCCACTCGGGACAGGTGGCCCCCGTGTTGCGTTTAGGGCTTGATGAGCGTCTGCCAGAAGGGACGGTTCTCGGGGCCCTTCTCATCGAAGACCTCCTTGCGCCGCTCGGCTATCGAATGACGCATCGCGTCGTCGCCCATCATCACGCCCTGGCCGTAGGCGGCGGACTTCCATGTCCTCACCTTAGTGTAGGCATAGCGGAAAGAGTCTGCACAGTGGTCCGGGTATCCGTCCCCTCTTTTGACGCGCCTCGCGCCGGTCGGGCTCATCTTTCCGTCCCAGATTAGTATGGCCATCTGCAATCGGAGGTTGGCGGTGGGCTCCTCTACGAAGTAGAGTCTGTCCGCTTGAATGTCCGCATTGATGATTTGGATTCCCATGTCCACGGACCCGTACCCCTTCTTGACGGGCTGGATGGGTAGGGTGGGGTGGGTGTCCTTCCACTGGGCCACAGGGGCGGCTCCCTGGCCGCCTGTGTCCACGATGACCGTGTGGCACGGGTACTGGTCCATCAGGGCGCTGACCTCATCCCCTGCGTCCAGCGTGGTGAGCTGCTTCTCGTAGCTCTCCAGGACGTAGGTGGCCTGCACGTCGCGGCTCGTCGCGAGCATGGAGAACGACCAGGGGTCTTTGGTCCCGACATCGACGCCGAGGATGTACCGCCAGTCGTGGGCCCGCTCCATGGGGAACCTGGGGACGACCATGCTGTCCTTGTTGTAGTAGCACAGCCCCTCGGTGTCCCGGACCCATTCGCCCAGGTACTCGCGGCGGAAGGCGGGGCTCGCGTCGGTCCAGTTGTTTGCTGCCTTATGCACGCGGTACTGGTGCTCAACGTCTGGAATGTAGGGGTTGTCACGCATTAGCCACTTGTGCTGGCTCCAGCCCATGAGCTGGTCGCCGTCGTCGCCCTTGAACATCTCTCCGCCACCGTGAACGATGTCGTAGAAGGGCCCGGCGCACGCGGCGCCTGGCGTACCCGTGATGAGGATGGGGGCCTTGTGAGTGACGGTCGCGGGAAGGAGAATCTCCCGGATGAGCTTATACATGTCGGTGCCGAAGTTCTGGGCCTCATCGAGGATGACCAGGTTCAACGTCGAGCCGATGCCACGAATCTTGTCCATCTCGCGGAGCGAGCCAGCGCCGAACACCTTGATGGTCGAGCCGTTGGGCAACCGGATGTCGGAGGTGGTCTTGATGAACTCCAGCCCCAGGCCGTGCTCCTCGTTGAGCGCCATGAGGGGCGGCCAGATGATGTACTGGGCCGAAGCCCTGTTCATGTTGATGTAGACCGGCGTCGAGCCAGGCGTTTCTACCGCTGCCCGCAAGGCTATAATCGCTGCGGCGTGGCTCTTCCCGCTCTGGCGCGAGCAACAGGCGACCTTGAACTGGGCCGGGTCGTTCGCGAACTTCTGCTGCTCGGGGTGCAGGAGCTTGTCGAAGTCGAGCTTCTCCAGCGCCGCACGCTGTTTGGCGTACAGCTCAAGGAGTTTCTTTCGCTGCGCGAGTAGCTCTACTGGGGTGCTATCTGCCATCTTCCCAGTGTTGTTCCTGGGAGGTGTACTTGAACCACGGCCAGAACACGAGGTTCATGTCGCGCGCCGCGTTCCAGATGCCCTGGTTCTTCACCGCGCTGTTCGTGAACGTGTAGAGGATGTTCTGGTCCTCCTTGATGGCGAAGTCCTTCTTGAATCGTTCTACTAGCGCGCTAGCGACACCCTGGCGCCAGTCGCGCTTCTTGACCTGCATCCAGTGGAGGTAGGCCACGTCCACGCCACCCCAGGAGCGAACCTCGCCGCACAGGTAGCCACGGATGAGGTGCGGGGCCCCCGGTTGGTGGCAGATGTAGAGCGCGCCGTTCTCGCTCGACCGGCTGATAAGCTCGTCGAGGATGAGGTGGGCGTGCCTGAAATATTCATCACGAATCATGCCTGGGCTGTTCATCTCTGGGGAGCGTTCCCAGGTGAGCTGCCACGAGCTGAGGATGTAGTCGAGGTCGCCCTCTTCGGCTGGCCGGATGTCGAAGGCACCCTTGGCGTTCACTATGTTCATCGGAGTTTCTCCAGGGCGCTTCTTACGCCCTTGTTGCCGGGGTACATGGCGAGTACGTCGTCTATTTCCATGCCGGTGTCTACGAGGCCCCTGGCTATCTCCACGGGGCCCATGTCGTCAGTCTTCTGCTTGGCTTGGATGCCGCACAGGGTGGCCTCCAGCTTGCGGATGGTGTCGAGGAGCGACATGAAGCGCGACTCCTCGGTGGGGTCCAGCTCTTCGCCGTCCTCCAGTTTCACCTCATACTTGTTCAGTGCCAGGTTCGTCAGGTAGATGCTGCGTTCAAGCTGGGCCTCGGTCGTGAGGCGCTTGTACGTGCTCTGGACGGTGGGCGGCTGCTTGAGCCGCTCCTTCTTGGCTGCGAGGGCCTTCATCACCGTGGTGGCGCCCTCAATGTCTCTGCGTCGGCTTTCGCCGTCCTGGTAGTTGCTCATAATCGCTCCGGCCCTTGCTGGGCCTCCGCTGGGGTGGAGAGGGACTAGCCTATGGCCTGGCCCTCGGGAAGTTCATTCGCGAACTGGGGGGCGCCTGTGCGCCGCTCAATGGACTGCCGGCCCAACTTGTCGTGGCGGGACTCCCGGGTGTTCAATACACCCCCCTCGCCCTCCCCGCCCCGGCTCCAGGCGTCCATCTTGCGGAGCCA